AATAAAGGTGTTGCAATCTTTTTGCTTCTATCTTTTTCACGGCATCTTTGCCCCAAGCAGTTTTGTATAATACTGTATATAATCTCATTATGCAGCCTTTCTAGGTTTGAAAGATGCACATACGGTTTCTCTAGTACAGAAATAACCATTATGATCAAAATACCACATTTCATTCCATAATTTTTTATTTTTATAGATTAATGTTATCATATGCTCACGTGGCATAGTATCTAATCTATCAATAAAGTTAGCAGCGGCAATAAATTGATTGCCACCGATTAAGTTTGCTGCGGTCTCATAATCTTGACCGTCCATATCGTCATGCTTAAATCTTAATAAGTCTTTTTTTACGTTTTTTGTGTTTATCATAGTTATACTATACACTAAAAAAGGTATGATTGCAAGAGAAATCGGGCGAAAAACCCAAAAATCGGGCATTTTTTTAAGTTTGTTGCAAAAATACAACACTTTTGTTCTTATTTTGTTCTAATTTAACAAATTTCTTGGTATAATTGCAGGATCCATGTCATGTTTACCAAGTTTTACCGATTCGATTGCAGTTTTTAACATATTTTCGGCACCTTCACGCCCAAATTGTGCCACATAACAGTCCACAACTGTTTTGAGAGTGATTGCCACTGCTTGGGACATAGAATCGGCATGTTTTGTTAAGAGGTCAAAGAGTTCAGCTTGTATTTCAAGCATAATAAGTTGGTCATTGTCTAAATTTTTCATAATACTTTGATTATACTATATTTTTGACAATTTGTAAAGCACTTATAAATAGTTTTATTAAGTTTATTAAAAGGAAAAGGTATGTACGAGTATAAATGTAAAGTTAGAAAAGTCGTTGACGGTGATACCGTTGATATTGACATAGATTTAGGTTTCGGTATCTGGCTCAATGATGAAAGAGTGAGAATTATGGGCATTGATACTCCAGAATCCAGAACTAGTGATCCAGTTGAGAAGAAATTTGGACTAGCAGCAAAAGAAAGAGTAAAACATTTACTTGGTGAAAACCCAACTTTATTATCTAAAGTTAAGGGTGATGGTAACGAAGAAATGAGAGGTAAGTTTGGTCGTATTTTAGGTGATTTCAGAACACCACAAGGTAAAATACTAACTAAAGAATTAATGGCTGAAGGACATGCTGTTGCTTACAATGGTGGTAACAAAGAAGCAATTCAACCTAAACACTTAGAGAACAGACAAAGATTAGTCAGCGAAGGTAAAGTTGATCTTGAAGGTATGGAAGTAACCAAACCTGCATTAGTTCAAAAACCAATCGTTGAAGCAGAACCTGTTGTTGAAGAAGTTTCAACACCAGTTAAAAAGAAAAAGAAGAAAAAGAAATAGGAGATCGTTATGGGATTTTTTTCAAGTTTATGGGCAAATTGGGGTAAAGGCAAGAATAGTGGTATAGAAGTAAAATCAACTAAGAAAGCACCAACAATTAAAAAGACAGCTAAAAAGAAAAAAAAGAAAACTACTAAAAAGAAAAAATAATGAAGGGTCTTTTTGTCGTTAGGCATAAAGATAAAATTTTAGAGTTTTCTGATTACGAAGATATACCTGACGTTTTTGATTATGTCATTAGGTTTGAACCAACTCCACCTGAACCTCCTCATACAGAGGAACAGCATGTTGAGATAAATTCTTACAATGAAAAATTACAAGAGTTAGTTAAAAAGGAAAAAAGATGCCGGCAGTAACAAGAATAGGTGACGCTGATGTAACACATTGTAGTGCCATGACAAGAGCACAAGGATCAACTGATGTGTTTGTAAATGGTATTGGTGTGTCAAGACAAGGTGATAATAATACAACACATTTATTACCTGGTAATCCTTGTCCACCCCACACAGCAGCGATCACAACAGGATCAACTACCGTGTTTGTAAATGGTAAAGGATGCGGTCGTATTGGTGATGGCATAACTGCTTGTACCTCTGTGGCTGCAGGATCAAGTAATGTGTTTGCAGGTTAACGGTATAAATATAAAGAGAGAGATTACTAAATGGCAATTTACGATTCAACACAAACAAATGAAAGTCAAAGAAGTGCTAGGATTTATCAAGACCTAAACTTAGACTTTCTACAAAATACTGCTACAAAAGATATTCAAAAGATTACTGATATCGAAGCTGTAAAAAGATCAGTTCGTAATCTCATAAATTTAAATCATTATGAAAAACCTTTTCATCCTGAGATAGGATCTAATTTGAGAGCGATGTTGTTTGAAAATATGACACCTCAAATGAATCAATTAATCAGCAGACAGATTGAGGAGTTGATACAAAATTATGAACCAAGAGCAAGACTTATTCAGGTAAGAACTATACCCTTATTTGATAGAAATGCTTATGCTGTAACAATAAATTTTCAAGTGGTAAATTCACCTGAGCCAGTTGTAGTAGAACAACTTTTAGAAAGACTAAGATAAAATGGCAAGTAAATTAGATATATCAACTTTAGACTTTGATCAAGTAAAAGCAAATCTAAAAACTTTTTTAGGACAACAAGATGAGTTTAGAGATTATGATTTTGAAGGTTCTGGTATGTCAGTTCTACTTGATGTTCTAGCATACAATACACACTATCTTGGATACAATGCTAATATGTTAGCAAATGAAATGTTTTTAGATAGTGCTGATTTAAGATCAAGTGTAGTTTCAAAAGCAAAAGCAGTTGGTTATACACCTACAAGTTCTATTGGTTCAAAAGCAACTATTGATGTTGTGGTAAATGGTGCTTCTGGTGCTTCTCTCACAATGACTGCTGGAACAAAATTTACAACAACTGTAAATGATCAATCTTTTTCTTTTGTGAATAAAGCAGATGTAACAATCACGCCAGTTGATGGTGTTTATAAATTTAGTGATTTAGAAATATGTGAAGGTTCATATTTAAATTTTAAATACACAGCAAGTACCTCTGATTTAGAACAAAGATTTATTATACCAAATGATAGTGTAGATACAACAACTCTTACGGTTAAGGTACAAAACTCATCAAGTGATTCTACAACTAACACTTATACTTTAGCTGATGGTCTTACAGGTTTAACACCAACATCACAAGTTTATTTTTTACAAGAAGTTGAAAATGGTAGATACGAAGTTTATTTTGGCGATGGTGTTTTAGGTAAAGCAATTGCTGATGGTAATATAGTTATCTTTGACTATGTAACTTGTAATCGTTCATTACCAAATGGTGCAAGTTCATTTACTTTATCTGGCAACATTGGTGGTTTTAGTAGTGTAACAATAACAACTAAATCAAATGCTGCAAATGGAATAGGACCCGAAAGTATTGCTTCAATCAAATATAACGCACCTAGAGATTATGCTTCACAAGACAGAGCAGTTACTGCTGAAGATTATAAAGTTCTAGTAAAAAGTTTATATGCAAATGCGGCTGCAGTTCAAGTTTATGGTGGCGAAGATGCTGAAACTCCTGCATATGGTAAAGTCTTTATTTCTATTAAACCAAAATCAGGAAGTAATTTAACGGTAGCAACAAAGAATAGTATTGTTCAAAGTTTAAAACAATTTGCTGTTGCTTCAGTAAGGCCTGAAATTATAGATTCAGAAACAACTTTTATTCGCTTGACAACTGACTTTAAATATGATTCAGATAAAACGACAAAAGATGTTTCAACTTTAAGAACAAATATAAGAAATGCTATCATAGAATATAATCAGGATAACTTATTAAATTTTACTGGTGTGTTTAGACACTCTAAATTAGTAGAAGCAATTAATAATGCTGATTCATCTATATTAAGTAATATTACAACTGTTAAATTATTTAAAACAATTACACCAACTTTAAATTCAGCACTTAAATATACAGTATCATTTAACAACGCATTTTTCAATCCACATAGTGGTCATAATGCAAGTGGTGGTGGTATCATATCATCAACTGGTTTTAAAATCAATAATGATAGTTCTACAAACGAACATTTTTTAGATGATGATGGTGCTGGTAATTTAAGAGTTTATTATTTAAGTGGCACTACAAGAGTTTACACTAGTTCAACTTTTGGCACAGTTAATTATACAACTGGTCAAGTTGTTCTCACATCAGCAAATATTACAAGTATTTCAAATGTAGATGGTGCGACTAGCACTATCGTTAGAATATTTGCTATACCTAATTCAAATGATGTCGTACCAGTTCGTAATCAAACTTTAGAAATAGACACAACTAATTCAACTGTTGGTGGTGAAGTTGACGCTGTTGAAAGTGGATCATCAGCAGCAGGAACAACTTATACAACAACTAGCAGTTATTCATCATATTAATGGATAACAATGGCCGACAAGAAAAAAACTAATAAAAGAAAATTATCGACACTTGTTAAACAACAGGTGCCTGA